CCAGCTACAACACCGATAACGGTAACACCAACAGAGTGAGCGGAAGTTTCAGCCACACCGATTGCTGTATTTACACCAGCGACATCAACGGCAGCATTTGAAGCGGCAGCAGCACCAGCTAAAGCGATACCAAAACCGAACTTCTGAGCTTGTTTGAAAAATTTCATTTCAACATCCTTACTTGTTTTAAAATTAAGCCTATTGCCAAGCCGGCAATAAACAGGTAAATCACTGACTCGAACCCGACCCAGTAAAATTCTTCTACAAAACCCGTATATGAATCTAAATAATTAAGTGCAGCCTCTGAAATCTCAATCGTTGAGGGGTTAACGCATTGGCCATTATTTAAAGAGTCACATACGAGTAATTTTGTCATTCTCTACTAACCTACTTTCTTTAATTCGGCAGGCTGTGCAACCAACAAATTCGCTCGAATTTCCCAATTGTTTAATTCAACATCTCCATACTTCCCGCGACGAAAAGCGCCAGCACCAAGAAAGTATTTACCAATCGGTAAAGCATCGGCGGGAGAGTTTATAGAGACGGTGGTTTCAATCGGGAACGCGCCGCCATTGTGCATGTACAGTTTTTGCTTATGACGTGTTTTTTCGCCGGATCCAACCGTAATTGGTAGGTGATAACCATCGATAACTTCTAGGACTAGTTGTGACATTCTTCGCTCCCTGTTAAATTCTACTTTTCTACATTTCTACAAATGGAATCTACCAGCGATGTTATAAGTGGTCAAGGTTATTCTAAAATTCTACTAAATTGACTAAGATCACCCCTAAGGGACTTTCTATCGGCCGGTATGGCCACTAACAGAGAAAATCATGGCTAAATCTATCAAGGTGTCAGAAGAGGCTCACAAAGCCTTAGAGATGGCAAAATCGAACGAGGGATTAAAGATTGGCGAATACGCCACAGATCTAATACTAAAGGCGATTAAAAAGGATTATCCGGACTCATTTAAGGCAATGACGACCTATTTCAGGAAAGCGAAGAAGGGGGGGTAATTAACGAGAAAGGGGTGAAACTCCCAAATATGGGACAAGATGACACTATTAAAGTATGTGTCATCTAATTATGCGGCCTATGCCGCCTCCCATAGATCCACGGCCTCAACATAGTTTTCGGGAAACTGAGATCCAAAGTCGATATTGATCATTCTAGTCATTGGGATGACCGTACAACCGGACTTTTTGTCTAAATTCTGTAGAAATGACTTAGAAAAGCCACAATCAAGCAAATCTGAGACATTCCGGTAAAAAGTAGAGGCTGTGGTCATTTTCTTAAGATGGTCATAGCCAAGCGTCTTCATTGTCTGAAAGAAGCTAAAAAGCCTGTTCACTTTAACTACAGTGATCTTACCAGTGGCGCTTACTGTGCTATGAACCTTATGTATTTCATTATATATATTGTCATCATTCATATTAGTCACCGTTTGACCTGACAAAGCTTTAAAAACATCCGACCAGGCTAACTGCCACATTTCAGTGTAAAAGCCCTGAGTTTCTTCGATGTATTTTAGAAGCTTGAATAAATTAGCGGGAACGCCCCGTCTCTCTAGGTATTGTCTCATTATAGTCGCTTCAAATCTAACTGCACTTCTACAGAACTCAGTTTCTAGTAAACCCTCCATGATATCGGCTGAAACATTTTGATTTCTAGATCTAGCCTTTTTAATTGCCCCAACCATTTCTAGGTGTTTAAGGTAAACCTTAAGGCGTTTAACCCTGGAATTTTTAGAGCCAAAATAAGAGGTTGAAGCGTAAGCATCGCCCCTGTTTTTAGTCTGGCCTTGAGCTGTATTTTTAAGGTGATCAATAAGAAGTAATCTAGTTTGCTCATTTTCAACAAAAGACGAGTAAGTGATATCGAACTGGGAGACTGATGTATTTTCAATATCAAGCATGGAATATAGATCACCAAAACTATAAGCAAGAAGCCACAACATGTTCTTTGCTGACTTTTCCATGCAGTCAAAACCAAAGAGGTTATGTCCCTGCACAATTTTGCATGGTGAGCAGCTTATAGCCACGAATGGATCACAATTAAGCCCGGAGTCATAAACTTTACAAGCCATAGAGGCATGAGAGGAGGGAAGGGACTCAAACTTAGTACGCAAACGCTCTATCTTAAGTTTGCCATCATCATCTCGAATAATATCAGAGGTCAATTCTATATCCGGTAAATCCTGTACCGGTATATAAAAAGACTCCCCGTTATTGAGTGTTTTAAGGAATTCTCGCTTGAATGGGATGTGTAGTTCTAGCTTATCAAGCATTGGTCAGGCCCCTAGTTATCAGGGCTGTTACAAATATCGAATTGACTAAATCGACTTTTAGAAATATATTTACACGCATGTCGGTTCCCTTGTGATCGACAAAAAGCCCCTGTCTAGTTTGGCGACTACAGGGGCTTTTCTATATTTGAGTACATAATTGATGAAAATGGTTAAAAAAACAACCACATAGCCATCTTCATTTTGAACCGGTCGCTTCTTCCTCGTCGGGGTCTCCTCGTCAGTCACTACCCTCTCAAAAAAGATGTTGGCATATTTGATAGAGAATTCCATTTCAATTCTGTTTCCATGAAGCGTTAAAAGAGCGGTTTATCATAGTGCGGGTTAACGGGTTGTGATCTGAAAAACCAATACCGCATTTATACTATTTAAACCCGGGGCAGTGTCCAAAAGAAGTTAATCATCCCTCCGGGATACTACTCCAAGCTTCAAACTCAGCATAAAACTGCAAAGGTTTCTCAGGTATGCACGTTTTATCAATTAACTTAGAACATCTATATTCCGTGTATGTGTCTTGATCGGTAATATCCAATACCAACATCAACTCCATGAATTTGCTAAAACTCAATATCTCATTATCCATAATTAAACTTCCATATCAGTCTGTGAATGTTTGTCTGTCTTAAAAACCTGTGAAACAAGATTAGGCTTACATACGGTTTTCAAAATCTCATGCTGAACCAATTTCGAAAGACCTGTTTTACCCCAGTGAGCTTTAATGTGGTGCCTGACCATAGATAAAGCCACCGTTTCATTGTTGCTGTGATAAGCCGCCAAAAGTTGAAACAGGACCTTATCAATAGATACTGATTTTTGTTTACCCTCAAAACTGCATGGAATAATTTTATTGGCCACTGATTCCCACTCCATGCTCTAAATGAGCGTCAGCCATTCTATTGATCAATTCAGCACCTTTGTAATAACCAAAGTCAAAAGCATCGCATGACGACCCTCTACGCTTATAAGTATTCATGTCGAAATGCATGTCATTCATGCGGCCATTAATTATATTTCTACCTTCTTTGAAATCAACATATGAACAATTAAAGCCATTTAAAAACGCCTTTGATTTATTAGCCATATAGAGCCGACCAAATTCCAGCATTTCCTGTAGTGCCAATTTACGAAATTCCATATTCTTCTCCTGGTTAACTTATATAATTATTTATAGGATCTATTATATAACTATTTATATTGCTGTCAATATAATTATTTATATATTTATTCCAGGAGTAATTAAATTATCAAAGCACGGCCTGTCGTTCTTCTGAATTATAATTGCTGTCGTAATCCACTTCTTGAGCTAAATAATCTTCATAATCTTCATCATCCAAAACACGAGGCAATGAACAAAAAACAGATTTAGTAAAGTTAGCTGAATATAAAATAACGTGACAATCTGATTTAGGGATTAACAAAAATCCAGAATCAGCAACATTCTCTTGTGATATGGTATATTCGAAACCATCAGAATCAGCCCCTTCAAAAGAAAACGTTTCTCCTACCCTGCCAACAATTTTCAACCTATCAAACTCATAGCCAAATATTAAAAAATAATCCAGCTTATTATTTTGTGAAGCAGATACACCACGAGAAACATTATTATTATTCTCTTTAGGACCAACTTCCACAGACTGAGCAGCAGAGTTTTTACCAGTCGGATTGCCAATCGTATCGAAGCCACCACTGCTAAACGCAAAGAAAAAAGCACAGGCGCACATTGCCATAGCCATAAGAAAGCGAGGCGATCCCAAAAGCGCATGAGCGGCATTAGCGGAGTCTTTACTTGTTCCAGTTTTTGTTGAGTCATAGCATTCAAATGTCCGTTGTTTAATTTTGCCCATGCGGGATTCTAAAATGTGAGAGGCGGAGGTGCCATTATTTGAGGGATCGTGAGACACGGCTTTAAACCGGCCTTTCAATCCAATCAAAGCAGCATTTCTATGTCTCCAGGCTAACTCTGTTGTGTTGCGAATATCGTCCCTAATCGATTTGATGTTTGGGGCTGAAAGAATAATGTCCCAGCCATAATGTCTATGCATTTCAAACGATTCTACAAATGAATCAGGACGGTCACCTTGTTCTATTTCATAATCACCGAATATTGGATGTTCATTACAACTATCCAAAACACTATCTAATTTTTTAATGTCAGCATCACGCCACGATTTTGGAAATAAAACACCCGATTCATCAAAACAAATCAAGGCATTAAACGGGGCCCAATGCCACCAGCAAGATAATAATTTCCTGCCTATTTTACCCTCTGGAGTGTTGTCGGAATCTACATAGATTATCTCTGACGATTTATGGACGTTAACACCCGCGTCATACATCCGTTTAAGAGTTACACCGCGAATATTTGTAACAACTGTCCGACCCTCTTCCATAGCTGGAATAATATAATCTTGAACCACCGAAGAGGACTTGTAACCACCGTTAGCACCATGGCGAATTGTTAATGACATAGATTACCCCACTATCCGGAAAACATAACGACCAACAAGGCCAGAAAATATATTAGTTAGAACCTCGGGTATTCTAAAAAAATACAAATAGCTCCTAATTTCCGAGGGTGTTTGATCAAATGCGGTTTGGATTTTTCCAGATACATCGAAAGTTTGAATTATGTCTTTTGCGATATCCCACGCAAACCCCATAAGCCAAATCTGTGATTCTATTTTCCCAATAGTTAACATTGTTATGAAATATGAAGTAACACTAACGGCGAAGTCATAAATCCCTGTGGTGAAAAAATCTGATATAGCTTGAAAAAACTCAGACACGTATACCTCCCATCATTATCAAACCAGAAGCAATTAAAGAACCTAAAACCAAACCCTGCGCAATTAATGACAATTGATCCTGATAGTCGCTAATGCAAAACGGGATAGAGGCGCCCATAACCTCCAGTGTTGTATTGCAGGTTAGTGTGGCTGTTGTTATAGATGAAAAACTGAATAACGAGTCCATCTCTGTTTTTATTGAACCAATGAAATCTTCATATTCCAATTTAACAGCATCTAATTCAGCCGTTTTATCTTCAAAAGTTCCAGCTGGTAACGGTGTTATAGATGGATCAACTGGAGAGGATGATAAATCCAAATTGTTTATCGAATTATTTAACTGGTCCAGCTTATTGATAATATCACCGGTTCCGGAAACATTGGAATTTTGCAAAGCTGTTAATGATGATCGGATACCAGTTGTAGAGTCTGAAATAAAACCATCTAGAGCCGATGTTTGGAGGGTGATAACACTACCGAATTTTGTTTGTAAGACTTCAGTCTGATTTGATATAGCATCATTAATATTTTGAAGGTGAGCTGTCATTGTGCCTAGTTTGCTATTAGTTTGCTCAACATTACTATTTAGATCCTGTAGCTCATTTTTTAATAAATCAAGATCATAATCAAAATCACCACCACCTCCATCAGTTTCACAGGGTATATCACCAGCCACCATTTCATTACCTACAGCACAAGTAGGATCTTCATAGCCAATGCCATAATGAAGATACAAACCGCCACAATATGTTCTAGGCTGATAGGTATCACAAACAGAACCCCCATCATCAGCAACACAAACAAAACTCAAATTTGAAGGATCTGTATAAGTGAATTGTTCAAGTACTTCATTTTTAGCTAAACAATAATTCTCTACCCATGTAGTACAATCTGCTAAGTCATAACAATTTAAAGTACCGCCGCAGACTTGATTTGAATAGGCGTAATCACCAGACCCGCAATCCTTTATTCCGTCCGGCCTATCACAATTTGTTATTCCTAAATTACCTAATATTTCAGGAAGACCATCCTCGCAAAGTGTTTCACCTTCTCTGCTTTGAATTTGATAAGAATATGAGTAACTCGTAGCAGTACAAGTATTGGTGTTGTCGCACCTGCAATATAATTTAGTGCCCGTTGAATTCTCAGAATAGTAATAGGGTTGAGGATCACCAGATCCATCATTAACCTCACCATAAACATTTGGGCAGACACCTTGAGGAGTTGAGCTGTCACCAATAAATGATCCGTTATGATCTAAATAATAAATCGTGGCTGAGAAGCTATAAGAAGAAATCGTTATTAATAACAGAAAAAATATAAAGCGCACTTTCAATATCCTTTTGTATATATGAGAAATGAAAAAAGGAGCCGAAGCCCCTTTAATTTAATGCATAAATTTTGTCATACCGAGAATAAAAGCCCCGGCTGACATTGCCCCTAATAACATAGAGACAGAATTTGCATCTATCATCTTACAGCTTGCGAACTAGGCCAATGATGATACCAACAACCGCGAGTCCAGCTACAACACCGATAACGGTAACACCAACAGAGTGAGCGGAAGTTTCAGCCACACCGATTGCTGTATTTACACCAGCGACATCAACGGCAGCATTTGAAGCGGCAGCAGCACCAGCTAAAGCGA